TTTACAAACATGTTTTATGGCGGGTTTGACGGAACAAATATTTTAGATATTGACATGTCGGTCATGAACGACAAGGCATCGTCTGCAGATAGCGGAGGAAAAGGAGTTAGCTCACCTGACGTAGGACTAAGCATGACATTTGGCTCAGGTGACTCAAATGCAATTGTTAATTCTTATAAAGAGGCTGTTAATTTACTAACAGATCCAGCACAATCTAGAATTAATTTATTATGTATTCCAGGAATAAGATCTGATGAACTTATGTTGCACGCAATAGAAAGGGTTGAAGGATATTCAAAAGCGCTTTTATTAATGGATGTTCCTCATGTAGATGCAAATTCAGACAGGCTGTATGAAGATTCAACAGCTTCTACCAATGTTAGAAATACGGTTGAAACTTTTGATGGAAGAAACTATGATACATCTTATGCTGCAGCATATTTTCCAGATGTCGTTATTGACGATAATGGAAAAAGAATAAAAGCACCCGCGACAGTGGCAGCTTTATCAGCTATTGGTTTTAATGACAATACGTCGTTTCCGTGGTTTGCACCCGCAGGTTTTAATAGAGGTTCTCTAGACTTTGTTAAAAGCTCAAAAGCTAGGCTTAACAAAGAAGAAAGAGATGTTGTATATGAGAGCAGAATTAATCCAATATCAACATTTCCTAAGAATGGATATGTTATATTTGGGCAGAAAACACTTCAAAGAGCAAGAACATCATTAGACAGGGTTAATGTGAGAAGAATGCTGCTTGAAGTAAAAAGAGTTATATCTGATGCTGCTATTGGATTTGTTTTTGAAGCAAACACCCCTGAGGCCAGATCAGCGTTTAAGAAAAAAGTTGATAATAGATTAGTATCAGTTCAAGAAAATCAAGGAATTGATCAGTTTAAAGTTGTTATTGACTCTACAAACAATACACAAACAGATATTGATAATAACGTTTTGAATGGTAGAATTATTTTAGTTCCGACAAGAACAATTGAATTTATTTCAATTGATTTTGTTATTTCTAATTCTGGCGTCGATTTTGTCTAATATATATTTAAAATGAGGAAATTTAAATGAGTGAGAAAATTACAAGACTTAGTGCAGGTGTAAAAGCCAATGAAATAGATTTATCAGCTGTTTCAGCTCCATCCCCATTATCTCCTGAAGGCGTTCCTGCAGGTGTTATTGGTACTGCTAAAAACGGACCCGCTTTTGTTCCTGTTACAGTTCCAAATAGCACAGAGCTTGTTAGCATTTTTGGTGATTCAAAAGGAGATGAATTTGGACCAATTGCTTTAAGAGAGTGGCTTAAAAATGCAAATGCAGGAACTTATATTCGAGTTTTAGGCGCTGGTGACGGAAAACAAACAGCCTCATCAGGGGCTGTTACTAATGCAGGATATGTTGTCGGAGCTCAACAAGTTCAAGCTAATGGAAATGTTGGAAACAATATATACGCTGTTGGAACCGAGGCTTCTGCTGCAAGAACATATGCAGTTGGTTGCTTAATGTCCGAATCTAATGGTTCAACATTTTTATCAGATGCAGGTATACAAAAAACTACAAGCCTAAGTGCTACTTTGATAAATGCAATTGATACAGCTGGTATTGCAAATCTAGACTCATTTACTTTGACAGTCCCCACTATTGCAGGTGGCGATGGTGTTACCAGAACATTTTTGTTTGATTCAACAGTTAACGTTGATGCAAATGAAATTACTACTACATATGGTATTTCAACAACTCATAGCGGTGGCCGCTCGAATGCAGAATTAGCTGCAGACATTGTTGATGCTATAAATGGTACAGTTAATGCAGGTGTTAAGTTTGGAGCAAATAACATTGCTGACGGATCTACTGGTCCCGATCTTGGTATTACTGCAGCTATTACAGATGGTGAAACTACTAAAATTACATTAACTATGAAGCAAACAGGCCATTATGGTAATGTTGCAAGTGTTTTGGCAGACGTGGTCGGTTTTGAAAACGACTTACTTTTGGAATCTTCTTTTACAGGCGGTGAATCACAAAACAAAGCTGTTCCTATTGTTAGAGGCATTATATTTGCTCCTTTAGGAATTAATCCAAAGCTTAGCGCACATGCAACACACGGTGTTGCAAATGAAACTGACACAGCGCCAGCTAAAGCAGATGCTGCAACTGCTGCAGGTCCGCAAGGCGCAACAACAGGTTCAGTTGAAAATGGACATCAAGCAACGTTATTTTTAAATGGATATAATCAAGATGATGGAAGATCAATTCAGTTTTCTTTTGATCCAGACTCTCCACAATATCTTTCAAGTGTCTTAAATACAGACCCATTAAAAATTGAAGAAAAAGGTCACTATTTATATGCAGACTTTCCCGTATATAGATCACAAGCAGTGCCAACAGGAAGTGGTGGTCTAGCTCTTGGTGATTATTCCACAACTGGTGAACCTATTGCATTCTTAATGTCAGGTTCTGCTAGTAGAAATGCAGGAACAACTGCTGCTCCTAATTTTGAAAACTTTGAAAATAGATACCAAAGAGCTTTTTCACCAATGTTTATTTCGCAGGATATGGGAACAAGACACAACTTGTTTAAAATATCAGCGTTATCTGATGGTGAAGGTCCTGCTACTCAGTTTAAGGTATCTATACAAAATATTAAACCTTCAACAGATCCGCAATATTTGTACGGATCATTTGATCTTATAATTAGAGACTTTAATGATACAGATCAAAATCCTACTATCTTAGAATCTTTTACAAACTTAAACCTTGATTTAGAATCTTCAAGATACATATGTAGAATAATTGGCGATGAAAAGATTAGCTTTAATTTTGATGATACAGAAGACTCGCAAACAATAAATATCGAAGGTGAGTATTCAAATAATAGCAAATACATTAGAATTGAACCAAGTGCTCAATTAAAAGCAGGCCAGATTCCAGATGCTGCTATTCCATTTGGATTTAGAGGCCATTATCACTTGCAAACGTCAGGATCTGCTCTTGACAGATTAGATTATTCTGGATACAATATAATAGCATCGGGAACAATAGCTGACAATATTGTTCAACCTCCCATTCCTATGATTCAAAAGCTAACTGTCGGGACTGGTGCTAGCGCAAAAGTTAATTCAAATATTTATTGGGGACCTCAATTTACAAAAATACAATCTGCTGCTGATCCTAATAAGGTGTTTACTAATACAACAGTAATTAATAACTTTGCAAAATATTTTGGAGAGTTTAGAACTGACATAGCAAACATGTGGGCTGGAGACAATGAAGGAACAGAGAATAGTGATAACTTTGGTTTAGTTGATGCAGATTTGTTTAATCTTAATATGTTTGCTTTAGACAAGGTTAAAGTTGTTACAGGTTCAGATAAAAGAGCTGACCCTAAGAAATGGGCAGATGCTATTTATGTTAGAAATGGCGCAATTGTTGATGATCCAAACGCTGCAGATAAAACTAGAGCAATAAAGCTAAAAGACTTTGAAAAAGTTGCAAATAGAAAATATGGTAAATTTACTTGTTTCTTGCAGGGCGGGTTTGACGGAGTCAATATCTTTGATGAAGAAAAATCAAAACTATCAGACGCTGCAGCACATAGAGAGTTTAACAACGAAGCAGATCAAGGCGGTGTTAATGGTCCTACAGTTGCTGCTTACAGAAAAGCTATCGATATTATGGCAACTGACGCCGACGTAGACATTCAACTATTAGCAATACCAGGACAAAGAAATCTAGGCGTTACTGATCATGCTATTAGTGCTGTTGAATCTAGGTTTGATGCCATGTATATTGTTGATCTTCAAGAAAAAGATGAGGCAGATTCTGTTGTTACTGGATCATTACAAAAAGTAAATATTGGTAATACAATAACAGGTCTTAAAAACAGAGGTTTAAATACATCGTTTGCTTCTACGTATTTTCCAGATGTTATAATTAAACACCCAGATAGATCAACAAATCTAGCTGTCCCACCTAGTGTTGTTGTCTTAGGGGCATTTTCAAAGAACGATGCCCTAGGTCAACCCTGGTTTGCACCTGCTGGATTTAATAGAACTTCATTAAGTAGTGTTATTGAAAGCACAATGAATCTTAAACAGGATAATTTAGATTCATTATATGATACTAAAATTAATCCTATTACTTCTTTTGCTGGAACCAGCCTGGTAATCTGGGGACAAAAAACATTGCAACAAGCATCAAATGCGCTTGATAGAGTAAATGTAAGAAGACTTCTAATTGAAATTAGAAGACTTGTTAGAGATGCTGCTAATCAAATTATTTTTGAACCTAACAGAGAAGAGACACTTACTAAGTTTAGAAGCTTGGTTAATCCTATTTTGCAAAATGTTCAAGATAATCAAGGTTTAACTCGGTATAAGGTTGTTATTGATACAACTACAACAACACAAGCGGATGTTGAGAATAATACTATTAGAGGTAAAATCTTGTTGCAACCTACCAAGACTATTGAGTTTGTTGCTTTGGACTTTGTTGTAACAAATAATGGAACAGAAATTTAAAAAAAATGAGAAAATCGAAACAATTAGATATTTATTAAAGTAAAACTTATTATCGGAGGATAAAAATGGCTGAAACTCTTTCTGTAGTAGATATGCTGCCAAACAAATTTGAACCAAAACGTCAGTATAGGTGGGTTTTTTCCATTGAAGGTATTGATGCTTTCTTAATGAAATCAACTGCAAGACCATCTTATAAAATTGCTGAAACAACATTGCAATTCATTAATTCAAAAAGATACCTTGCTGGAAAACTTACTTTTGGTACCTTAAGTGTAAACTTACATGATCCAATTGCACCGTCAGGAGCACAGCAGGTTATGGAATGGATTAGAACACACGCTGAATCTGTATCAGGTAGAACTGGATATGCAGATTTTTACAAGCGAGATTGCCAGATTAAAATGCTTGACCCAGTAGGAACTGTTGTTGAACTTTGGGATATCAAAGGTGCATTTATTACAAGCGCAATTCT